ATGGTGGTCTTAATGCTAAATTCTACAATACAGTTACTACTCTATCTGGTTTAGGAGCAACTCATGTACTTGACATTGCTGAAATCAATAGAAGTGTAGCGTATCTTGATAGTTTGGACGCAATGCCTTACGATGACGGTAATTACATCGGTGTAATGGACCCAATCGTAGAAAGAGATTTGATGGCGGATACAACTGCTGTTACATCTTGGGCAGCATGGAACGAATATACAAACCCTGAGGCGATGTATAACCATGAAATCGGTAAGACGCATTCAGTTAGATGGTTAAAGTCAACTAACCTGTTCACTCATAACTCAGGTGTAGGTGCGGGAGCAACAGCTCATCACACATTTATCTTTGGTAAGGGTGCGTTCGGGGTAGTGGATTTTGACGGTGGAGTTAAAACTTATGTTATACCATCTAGCCAAGTGGATTCTTATAATCCTGCGGCAACTTGGTCAACAGTAGCTTGGAAGATAACCTTCGCAAGTGAAGTTCTTAACCCATCATGCGGACTTGTGGTAATTACAGGTCACGTTGGATAGAAACCAATATAAAAACAAATATAAAAACAAATAAGTAGGGGAGTAGGGTAGTAGGGTACCAAATTAAAGCCCATCATTAAACCCTACGGTGATGGGTTTTAATTTGTAAATATATGAAAAAAATAATTATAACAGGGGCGGGTTCATTAGGGAGAGGTTTTATAGACTATTTTCTTAGAGATAAAAATAATCATATTACCGTTATTGATAATAATGAGTGGTCCCTGGCTGAATTAAAAGATATTTCCCGCAATAATAAGAATTTAAAACTTATTTTAGATGATTGTAAATTTGCACCAGAAGGAGATTTATTAATTCATACTGCAGCTTACAAACATGTTGACTTAGTTGAGGATAACCCAAATAGTTCCTTTGAAAATAATGTAGTTAATACACAAAAATTATTTGTACATAATACAACTAAAAAAAAGATATTCATTTCCACAGATAAGGCGGTATACCCCAAAGGAGAATATGGAAAACAGAAGGCATTAGCAGAAGATTATGCTAGAAGATGGGGTGGGGTAATAGTTCGCATGGGTAATTTAAAGGGAAGTTCGGGGAGTATTTACCCACTCTGGGAAAATCAGATTTTAGAAGATAAACCACTTACTATCACTGATTGGAAAATGAAAAGATATTTTATAGATATACAGGAAGCCGTTGAAAAAATAATGAATTTATATCCCAGAGCGAAACCAGGAGATATTATAATCCCTGATTGTGGAGAGGAAGTATTATTAAAAGATATAGTTAACCAAGTTTTAACAATACATAACAAACCGTTAGACTACCCAGTAAAGATAATAGGCATCAAGAAGGGAGAAAAATTAAGAGAAAGTCTAACTTGGGTTCATGAAAAATGCATATACACCGATAAGTTCGGTTCAATATATGAATCTTAACAACTGGAGATAAAATGGAAAAGGGAGTAGAGGAAGTGCAGGTGAAATGTCGATGCGGTGGTGATGTTATAATCACTATCATTGAAGAAATGAACTACGACCCCAAAAGAGGAATCCAATGGGGTGGCATTGCCAAGTGTGGCAAGTGCCATGGTGCATACTACTTCGTATTCTATGTTGGAGAACCTTTCAAATTTGTTCCACGATACGGAGAATCTGTAATGGAGGTGAACAAAAATGAAGTTCGGAATAATCGGAGGAAACGGCGGAGTAGCACGAGTTCATAAAGAGAGCATTAAAATCGTTGGGGGGGAATATCTCATTTGTGATATTGCGGGAGTATCCGCAGACTTCACAAACTATTTGGAGATGATTCCTCTGGTAGATGTGGTGGTAATTTGTACACCCAACTACCTTCACTATTCAATGGTGGTTGATGCTCTGAACGCTGGTAAGAAAGTAATCTGCGAGAAACCCCACGCCCTTTCGGCAACTGAGGTTGGGAGAATCCTACGAGGAGATACGGCAAAGAATTTTTACCCCGTGCTTCAACTGAGGTACAACCCCGAACTGCAGGAACTAAAGGAAAGGTATTCCAGATTTCACTCAGTGGAAATGCAAATACAAATCCACAGAGCGGAGCCTTACTTCCAAGGGTGGAAGGGGAAGCAGATGCTTTCGGGAGGGCTTCTTTTCAACATCGGGATTCATTACTTTGACTTTCTGAGATGGTTTTTCGGAGAGTATAAAGGACAGACAGAAACCAGTTACCACTGGCGGAACTCCCAAGGGGTTTTACTTCTTGAGAGGGCGGTGGTCAAGTGGCATCTGAACATTGAATCTCCCCCAGACCAGCAGAAACGGATTGTTAAGATTGATGGAGATGAAATAAATCTCTCCTACAATTTCCAAAATCTTCACCAGGAAATTTATAAGGAGGTGGTAGCAGGTGTACCATCCTCGGTGAAGGACATTTACGGCACTTATGCTTTAATAGAGCATCTGATGTCAGGGGGCTAAACACCCCCTTTCAGACACATTAGTAACTTTATATAAAATGCCAAAATTAAGTATCGTAACACCAGCTTATAACACAGCAGAATTTATTTCTGACTATATTAAATCTCTACAAGACCAGGACTTTCAGGACTGGGAACTTATTGTAGTTGATGACGGTTCTAGTGACGGAACATACGATAAGGTTATTGAGATGCAGAATAAAGACCCTCGTATATTTGCGGTAAAAGAACCAAAGAATGTAGGCGCTTCTGCTGCTAGAAATCATGGAGCAATATCAGCAACGGGAGAATATATTATGTTTCCTGCTTCTGATGGTAAGTTTTATCCAGGTGCTCTCACTAAACTTTTGAAACCAATGGAAGAAGACCCAACTATTGATTTTGTTTATGGTGGGTATAGATTTTATAACCCCAAAACAAAACAGGAACAACCATTTATCGCCGAAGAATTTGACCCTTACTTTTTAAAACAATATAACTACATAGATGGTACTTTCCCAATGAGAAAGAAACTATTTGATAAGACGGACGGATTTGATATCCACTGTAAATCTCTTAATGATTGGGAATTTTGGCTTAATGCAGTTATTAAGTGTAAAGCAAAAGGACACTGGATTCCAGAGATGTTTTTTGATACTCGCTTTCCACATAAAGGTGGTCTATCTTGGGATAGCTCTCACAACTGGGCAGATAGAGTTGATTATATAAAAAAGAAATATAACATAGGCTACAAGGACATCTGTGTAACTTCGCTAGGCGCGCCCCATCACGGCAAGAAGATAGCTAAGGTTCTCAATGCAGACTTTAAGCCGTTTCCCCTAATGAAACTAGACAAATCAAAATATAAAATGATTTATTCTATTGGGTTCTACCCAAATATACTTGAGCAACAGGCGATGGCTTTGTCATACCCCCCAGTGTTTGATGATGATGGGAACATAAAAGAGGACAGTAAGCCATTTAAGGGGAAGAAGATTGCTCACTGGATTGGTTCTGATATATGGCAATTAATGAATATGATTTTTGTAGAAGGAATCCGTTTCAAGGGGTTATTAAATGACAAAGAAAGTATTACAAAAAACATAGTGGAGTTTGAAAAAACAAAAGAAGAGATGGAATATATGGGGGTTAAAGAACTTGATATGTTTCCACTCCCAGTTCTTGACCCAGTAGAGGTAACCCCGTTACCCGAAAAGTTTACAGTGGCTGTCTATGCACCTAAAGTAAATAGGGAGGTATATAACTTTAATTTTATGTTGTCGCTTGCTCAAGCGCTTCCTGATGTTGATTTCAAATTCTTTGGTGCAGTAGAAGAACAGGGGACGATAGGGAATATAGAGTATATGGGTTATCTTGATAAGGAAGGTATGAATAAACTAATTAAAGAAACCTCTTGTATTATCCGCCTAACAGTCCACGATGGGTTCCCATTATCTCTTGCAGAGTGGATTATTGCAGGTCGCCACGCTATCTTTCAGATTAAGCAACCATATATGGAACACTTGCAAATAGTGGGAAATGAAGCGACTGATTTATCTCATGCCGTTGACTTGGTAAGAAAGTTAAAGAAATATCCGCTTAATAAGCTAGGCTCTCTATACTACAAAAAGTTATGCGACCCAGTAGAATATAAGGAAAAGATATATAGTTATTTGGAGGATAAAAATGAGACAAAAAAAAGTGAAACAATTAAGAAAACAGTTTAGAAAAATAGGTGTTGATAAAAAGATTGTTTTGAAACATAAAGATAAACCAGATGAAACTATCAATAACTGGAGGCGTTTTAAAAATGATAAAAAATCCTAAACTATCAGCGTATATACCAACATACAACAGAGTAGTGTATCTTCCTGAAACTATTAATTCTATTATTAATCAGTCGTATAAGAATTGGGAATTGATAATTGTTGATGATGGCTCTACCGATTCAACCCCAGACCTCATAGATTTCTATGTTAAAAAGTACCCAGATAAGATTAAGTATTTTAGACGCAAGAAAAATATGGGAATTGCGTACACACGCAATGAAGCAATCTCAAAGTGTACAGGTGATATTATTGTGACCTGTGATTCTGATGATGTTAATATGTATGGTCAGTTTGGTAAGGGGAAAATGGAACGCTTTGCAGAGATTGCTAAGTTCTTTGAGAAGAATGATGTTGATATAATCTACTCTAGCTGGCTAATCTGCGATGCTCAACTAACCCCAGTAGTATACAGGGAAACACCTAAAGAATTATTGAAAGACGGTAAACTAGATATTGAAAAACTTATGGAGTTTCAGGTTATAGCCCAACCAACCCTAGCATTTAAGAAAAAGGTTTGGGAAAAGATACCTTACAACGAGAAACAGAAATGCGGGGAAGATTGGCAGTGGCTTATTAATATTGCTCGTTCTAATTTCAAATGGGGACAGATAAGAAAACCTCTTGTTAAATACCGTCAACACCCTAATCAAGTTAGCATATTAAAAAAGAAAGAGGTGGACGATTATGACAACAAAGCGAAAGCAAAGTCTTGGAAATAAGGACATCACTGTTATTGTATTGGTCCATTATGAAACTGACAAAACAATTAAATGCCTAGAATCACTATATAACACTGATTACCCATTTAAATTATTAGTTGTATGTGATGGTGCAGACGACTACCTTAAAAAATATCTTAAAGACAATGTGGTAGGTAGGCTGGTAATTAACAAAAAACACTTAGGAGTTGTTAAAACTTGGGCGGTAGCAGAAAAATTAATAGACACAGACTTTTTCTTCTTTGCTCATTCTGATATGGTATTTGAGAAAGATTGGTTGTCTGAGCTAGTCAAAAAATATGATTCATTAGAAAATCCAGGGTACATATTGCCTATTAATCTTAAACCGCCAGGATTTCTGATATTCAACTTTCTTATAGAAACCAAACTATATAAATCAATACCAATAGATAAAAAATATAAATTACATTATTTAGACTTTGACTGGTACCAGCAGTTTAAAATAGAGTATCCTAATTTATGTGGGATATTATGTGAAGAAGCCAAAATATATCACGACACTCAAACAACGATGATAATGGTAAGTGACATAGATGGGTGGGGTGATGATGCTAAAGAAGATGCAAAATATTATTATAGTAAATATAATGATGACCCCCATCCAATATATGGGGAGCCCGTGTATAAAGAAGAATATTTAAAAACACATAAGTGTAAATGGAGAGAAGTAAACGCTGTACACCCCAAAAATTATTACATTCTTCCAAGTGGCTCTTATGCCATCCATTACTATCAATGTCCAATCTGTAATAAAAAAATAGAAAATGAAGAATTTAAAAGACAAAAAGATACTCTGCTGCTGGAGGGAGAAATTAACATATAAACAGGCGGGGGACAAACTCTATTATAATGTTGTTGGTGACCACGATGGATATGAAACAAAACATTTCCTTCCAGCACTAAAAGAGATATTTAAAAAAGTAGATTTTCTACCACTAGAATACACTAATGATACTACCCTCTACAACGCACTACAATCACGCAAATACGATTACTTTTTATTTCAGGCATATCGGGACGAAATAGCACCAGAAACTCTCCTGTGGGCTCGTGACGAGTTAGAAACAATAACTGTAGCGTGGAACGGAGATGATGAACACCAGTGGGACATTAAGGATAGTTGGGCAGGAAATAAAATACAGCATCTATTCAACTGGAATATCACCACATATAAACCCGAATTATATTCAGAACCAGTTATTAAAACTATATGGGGTACTAATGAAAAATTATTTAAAAATAAGAATTTAAAAAAAGATATAGACATTTCATTTTGTGGAGTAGCTAATCAGGATAGACCAGATAGGGTTTATTGGCTCAACACCAAGTTAGTCTCACAAATGAAGAAGATTGAGACTTTCGGAGTGGGATGGTCTAATGTATTATCCAATGATGAGTATGTGGATATATTTAACAAATCAAAAATAAATATAAATTTTAGTAGGAATGAAGGGGTGCTACAAATCAAAGGTCGGGACTTTGAAATTCCTATGTGTGGAGGGTTTTTAATAACAGAATATAATCCAGAGTTAGAAAAATATTTTAAGATAGGAAAAGAAATTGAGACTTACAGGGACAATAAAGAACTACTTGACAAGATTATATTTTATAGCAATAATGATAAAAAGAGAGAGAAGATTGCAAGAGCAGGTTATAGAAGAACCCAAGAGAATCATACTTATAAACAGAGATTTTTAGAAATATTTAATAAATTGGAGGAATAAAAACATGGAAGATGAACTAATTGCTACTGACCCAGAGGGTCAAGACGAAGAAATTGTAGAAGAAGAGCCATTGACTGAACTTGAACCAAATATAGATGAAGTCGATGATAGTGTCAAGGCAGCAAACACAACAGATAATTTAGAAATATAATTAAAAATGGAGGTGTATTATGGCTAAAAAACAAGAAGTTGAAGAGGAGATTGTGGAAGTAAAAGAAAAAAAAGAAGATAAAAAAATATCATTTACTCTTGCTGACTGGGATGAATATATGAGGTCTGGCAATACCACGGGCATTGTTAAATCGTTCCCAGATTTTTTAAAAGAGAGGGAATAATTAATGAAAAAAGTAGGGATTATTTTAGTTACATATAACGGACTAGGCTACTTAAAACAAGGGATACCTTCATTATTGAAGACCAAGTATCCTGATTTTCATTTATACATTTTTGATAATGGTTCTACTGATGGGACAACTACTTATTTACGCAGATTAAAGGATAAAAGGATTAGTCTAATTAAAAACGGCGACAACGTCGGTATGAACGGCTATCCCATAGTTGCTACTGCGGTATCTCGTAAATGCGATTATATGGTTACTATAGACCAAGATGTTATTCATTTCCCAGATGGTTGGTTAATGCATTTATTAAATGCTTTCCAATCATATCCTGGTATGGGATACCTTGCTACTAATGTGGTCCAGAATAATTTTACTAATGGTTGTATCTGGTCTGACTATACTTTTGAAGAACAAGAACATGCGGGATATACTTATATGTTTGGGAATAAATATTACCTCACTGGTGGTTGGTGTACTATGACTAGCAGTAAGATATATCAGGAAGTTCAAGGTTTTAGATATGAGAGAGATGAACAGTTTTTTCAGATAGACGGGCCATACTGCGACGCGCTAAACCATCATGGGTATAAATGGGCTATTTTAAAAGATGTAAAAGTATTGCACGCCTGCGGACCCTATTGCGCTAGAAAGTATGGGGAGTGGAACGAAAAAATTAGGGGTATCTCCTACGAAGATGCCATTAAGCAATATAGCAAAAGAGATAAAAGACTAACTTTTAGATAACAAGGAGGTTAAAATGTTTAAAAAGAAAATAACTAAAGTACCAGAAGGGAAAACAACAAATCGTATTGTAGCTATTAACACTGCTATTGTATCTATAAGACAGATTGAGGCAGATAAAAAAGTATTTGACGAAGCACAAAAGATTTTGGGATTAAAGAAAGAAATTGCCAAACATTATGCTGCAATTGATGAACATGTAAGGGCAATTGATGAGCATGGTAAACAAATTGAAGATGTCTATGCTGTTGGTATAAAATTACCAATAGAACCAGAGGAAGTAAAGTATAAAATAGATAAGAATACAGGTGCTGTTTTATTCTTTAATGCTAAGGGAGAATATGTCGGAACAACTTATGATTTAATTGAAAGGCAGAAAGGAGAAACAAATGGCAAATAAAGGAAAAATATTTATGACAGGTGCGAGTGGGTTTATAGGTAGTTATATGGCGGAGAAATTTTTAGAAAAAGGATATAAACTAGCGATTCTTCTGCGCCAGACCAATAGACTAAACTACCCTGCCGTTCAGAGATTATTAAAAAACTATGATATAGATGTTTATTATGGGACTATAACAGATAGACACTATATGGATTTTGCAATGAAGGATTTTCAACCAGATTATGTTATTCACTTAGGAGCGATAACCCCAGTAGCATACAGTTTTGACCACCCAGTAGAGGTATTTGAAACAAACGCAAATGGCACAATTAACCTAGCGGAATCAGCCAGAAGGAATTGTCCACATCTAAAGAAATTTATTTTCTCATCTTCTATGGAAACTTATGGATATAACCCGAAGAGAGAACCAGTAGTTGAAACAGATGAACAAATGCCAGGGGCTCCTTATGGGGTGGCGAAGGTAGCAGCAGAGAAGTATCTTAAAATGATGAACTTTGCTTATGGTTTTCCAAGTATCTGTTTTAGACAGACGAACTGTTATGGTCGTAGAGAAAATGATTACTTTGTGGTAGAAGCTATTGTTACCAAGATGTTAAAAAATCCAGAAACTATTAACTTAGGCGCTGGCGACCCAACTAGAAACTTTATATGGATAGATGACTTAGTTGATTTGTGGGTAGCAGCAATAGAATCAGAAAACCCAGAGATATTAGGGGAATCATTTAATACTGGTCCAGCCAATGGGATAACAATCCAAGAGCTTGCTGATATTTGCGCAGAGAAATTGGATTGGCGAGGAGATATAAAATGGAACACTATGCCGAGAAGACCAGGAGAATTGTCTTATCTAAATAGTAATTGTGATAAAGCTAAAAAATTATTAGAGTGGGAACCAAAGGTCGGGCTATCCGAGGGATTGGATAGAGTAATAAAAATTTGGAAGGAAAATCTCAATGTTAATTAATCTAACCGTAGAACAACAACAGATGTTGTTAAATATGTTATCAACCGCAACTATAAAAGTTTCCGATTACCCAATGATAAAAAAATTAGCAGACACATTAAGCAAACCAATAGATGAAAAAAAGAAAGATAATAACGGTGGTGGGGACAAGACCCAACCTGACAAAACTTAGTCCTGATATTCCTTGTGATGTTATAAACACAGGTCAGCATTATGATTTTGAAATGGATGGAATATTTATTAGAGATTTAGGAATTAAACCACCTAAGTGGAATCTTGGTGTTACAGAATTAGACAAAATGATATTGGGAATAACAGAAATACTAAGAAAAGAAAAACCTAGTTTGGTATTAGTCTATGGGGATACCCGCTCTACCCTTGCAGGAGCAAGAGCAGCGACTTCCATCGGTATCCCCGTAGCTCATATAGAAGCAGGGTGTAGAAGTGGGGACAGGAAACTAATAGAAGAAAAAATAAGAATAGAGGTTGATGCTCTTTCTAGTTTAAAGTTTTGTCCTACTCCAGATTGTTTAGAAAATCTTAGATTGGAAGGAAATAATATTAATTCTTTCTGGGTTGGCGATGTTCTTTATGATACATACTTGCGCAACAGAAAACACGATGGTTATGTCTTTGTAACTATCCATAGAGAAAATAATATAAATACAGAGAAAAGATTAAAGCAAATTATAGACCACATAGCAAAACATAAAGATGTTATATTTTCACTTCATCCTCATACAAAGAAGATGATTAATAAATTTAAAATAAAAATACCTTCACATATTAAGGTTATAGAGCCAATTTCATACAAAAAGGTACTAAAGCTCCTCAGGAAAGCAAAACTCGTTATAACTGATTCTGGCGGCATACAGAGGGAAGCGTTCTTTTCTGGCACTCCATTTGAGATATTAAGAGCAAAAAATGAGTGGGGGGTACATCAATTTGGTGATGGTACAGCAGGTAAAAAAATAAATAAAATAATAAATGACTACCTCAAATAAAAAAAAGATTAAAGTATTTATGCAACACGCAGAGCAATCAGCAGTGGGATATTATCGTATTATCCGCCCTGCTATGGCTCTCAATAAGATGAAGGAGATACAAGCGAGTACATTTCCTTTTTCTTCTTTTAATAAACCACCCGATGTTAGTATAGATGATGTTGAAGACATTGTGGCTAAACACGACTTACTTTTATTTTCAAGAGTTGATAACCCTAATGGGGTTGTTTTTATTAAAGCAATAAAAGACCAAAGGTATTATAAAAACAATATTCCTATTTTAATTGACGTAGATGATTTGGCCAAATTTACTACCTCTGATAATCCTGCATACATTTATTATAAGCCTGGTGCTGATTGCAACCCTACTATGTGGGGAGAGGAACAGCTTAAATATGCAGATGGGTGGATTACTACTTCTAAATACATTGGTAAAATGTTAAAAGACATAAACCCAAACTATCATGTTATTCCTAATTGTGTTGATTTTGATTTAATAAAACGCTGGGAAAAGCCAAAACCTCATACCGATATTAGAATAGGCTGGGCTGGTGCCATGGCTCATCAAGAAGACCTAGAGATAGTTAAAAATGTAGTACCTAAAATATTAGAAGAAAACCCTAATGTTACATTTTATTTCTTTGGTTTGCTACCAGGTTGGGCGCATAACAATCCAAGAATAAAGCATATTAAGTGGATGAACTTTGGGAACTATTTTAATGAGTTATCTAAATTGGGGTTAGATATAGCAATAGCCCCTCTCCAAGATACACACTTTAATAGAGCAAAATCAAACCTACGCTGGTTGGAATATTCTATGTTAAAGATACCCACAGTTGCTTCAAAAGTATACCCTTATGTGCAATCTATCCAAAATGGCAAGGATGGTTTTATAGTTTCTTCAGATAAGGAGTGGTATTCTATCTTGACAAAACTTGTAAAACAAAGTAAGTTTAGAGTAAGGATAGGAAATGCCGCATTTAACAGGGTAAAGCGGGATTATAATATTGATAAATGGAAATATAAATATTTAGAGATATTCCAAAAGTATATCAAAAAGGGGGTGACAAATGGCAACAGAAGCAACCTTAATGCAGACAGTTCGTGATAAACTTGATGATAATTATAGACAGCAAGACGCTATTAATGATGCGGGAAATATATCCGCATCAGTAACAAATATAACCGTAGATGACGGCACCAAATTTACACCAGGAGATATTATCCAGATTGAATCGGAACTTTGTTTAGTAGAGGAAGTTCCATGGATAGTAACCTACATAAATGAAGGTGCTGATTTTAGTTCTACGGATGTTACCTTAACGGTTGTGGCAGGAACAAATATTGCAAACAATGATTATATTCAACTAGAGTCAGAAATATTACAGGTAACTGCTGGTGGAACCACCACATCACTAACGGTAACTCGTGGTCAGATGGGAACCATGGCAACATCTCATAGTGATAAAACTGCAGTAGGGCTGGTTAATGAGATAAAAGTAAGGCGCGCATATATGGGAACCACTGGTGCTACTCACGCTAATGATATTGCTATTTATGTGATAGACCAGTATTCAAATAAAGAAATTCAACAAGCTATTGAAGATGGGATAAGAGCGTTAGGGGATAAAAATAATCCTATATTTGATGCCTTTGATAGATTCCTCTATGACGATACAGACACCTCTGCGGAGGCTCTTGATATTGATGAGTTAGTTTTAACAGTGACTACTGGTACAAAATTCGCAGTTGATGATATAATTCAGATTGAAAACGAGTTAATGAAAGTGACAGCAGTAAACACTAATGATTTGACTATAACTAGAGGATACAATGGTACTGCCGCTATTGCACACGCTACTACCTTAACCATCTATATTCTAACCCAGACCAGCGATACTGTATTTGATTATGCCCTTCCCACAAACCTATATTGGATAAATGAAGTTAGGGTTTATAATCATAAAGCAAATATTGCTAACACTGGAATATTGGATTACACCAGATTAACTGGTTGGAGATTTGACCAAGATAAACAGAGACTACACTTTGATTATAATATTGATAGTGATAGATTAATTTATATTATAGGTGCATCTCGTGTTGCTGTCCCCGCGACAACCGCTACAGAAATAACCGCAGCAGACTATATTGAAGAACTTATAACTCTCTATGCAGTAATACAACTTATGGGTAAGCGCATGGCGGTATATAATAACTCTGCGAAATACTCTACAAAGGTAGCTGAGGCAGGTGGTAGTTCAGAGTTCTTAAACACTTGGAGAATGTGGAGAGACATGCAGTCACAATACGATACTCTCAAAGATAGGTACGCATCAGGAGAAGGGAGTGTAGATATAAATATTAATAGGTATGATTTATAATGGCTAAAAAACCACAACCAGAAAAAGATGATGTCTTTGAAAAACTTAGACCTAACACGCAGATAATGGCAAAGGTCAGAGTTGGTTTTGGTGATGGTATTTATAGGACACCCGAAGAAATAGAAAAGATAAAAAAGAAACCGAAAGGAGTTCAAGATGAAAGTAGCGGGGAGAATACGCCTCAATAATAAAGATTATTTCTTTAAAGAAGGTGGGTATCAAAAAACAAAACTAGCTCCAACTATACCTCGCTTCGGTCAAGGTGAACTTAATATTTCTGATTTATCAGCTTGGAATTACTGGTCACAATCTGACTGGTCTCATGGATACCAACAAAAGTATGATGTAGATAATTCTAAATATTACGGTACAGAAATTCAAACAGTTTCTACAAGAGGTATTTCTTATTTTACTAATGTTTTTGACACACCAGGACAAATATCTTTGTTATTTGACCAAGCAGCCCCAGCAACACCAGAAAAAACATTTGGTGCTGGTCATACTTGGGGAGGTTTACAAAGCCCAGGATGTGGTATCAGCAATTCTGTTTTATTTGTTGGGACAAACCATGCTACGACAGCTTTATTATACCGCTCCAGCCAAGCAGGAACTTGGGCAACAGTAACTACCAGTTGGTCAACAATTACTAGGGTAAGGGATATAGTTGAATTTAAAAGTGAAGCATATATAGCTTGCACAACTTCAAATGGTTCTACCGATAGTCCACTACAAATATGGGATGATAATGCTAGCTCAATGAGGGAGTGTACTGATTTTACTGGAACAATAGCAAGGAGAGTAGGAGTTGCAATAAACAATATATTTGTTTCTATTGCTTCTGGTGCCTATGCTACTGGAGATTATTTATATAAAAGTAGTACGGGTGCTTCTGGTGCATGGACAAATATATTTACATCTGGTGGTGGTCAAACAATAACTCAATTAGAAGAACATAATAATAAATTATATTTTATAGTGGAAGATTATCCTAAAGCTGAACTCTGGGTTTATGATGGTTCCACTTGTTTAATGGTATATAGATTTGATGAATTAACTGCGCCAGTAATAAAATCATTTTTAGGAAACTTATATATAGCTGGTGACCAATCTGGTAAGTTAGTAATATATAAATATAACGAAGCAACACTAACTAAGGATTTTGTAGAGGAACCAAAGGGGCAAGTGCCCTGTGGTAGCACTGCTTATAACTATTTTATAGTTTGGCAAGACAAGATGTATCTCGGTCCATTAGTTACGGATGGAAAGAATTGGGCTCCTGCCTACTATTTTGATTTTATATCTGGTAATAATTATTATTATCCATTTATTATATTTGGTTCAAGTAGTGCTGTCCCATACTATCATGATTTATCAACACCTCCTAATATATATATATTATCAACATCAAATTACCATCCAGTATCAACGATTGAATCTTCTATTGTTGATATGGATATGGTGGGGGTTGATAAATATTTTGGTGGGATAACAATCTATCATGAACCATTACCATCCACAGCAAAATTATTTTTAAAAGTTAGAATTGATAGTACAAATAAATGGGAAACAATAGCAACAACATCGTCTAACGCAACTGCAAATTCTGTTTCTTTTGACACGGAATTATTGACTAACAATATCGGTAAAAGCATTGAATATCAATTAACGATGATAAATGGTGCAACCGCAAATTCGGGGACTGGTGATGGTGGTACTGCTACCACATTAACTAAAAGTGGATATGATTTTGCTGCTAATGGTGTTAAGGTTGGACATTTATTAGTTAATACTACAAAAAATTCATGGGCAAAAATAACAACAGTTGCCGTAGGGACAATTACGTGTCTATTTGGTATGTCAGATGGAGTTGCTAATGCTAACGGAGATACCTTTGTAGTATTATCAGGAACCACAACTACACCAGTTATTTCAGATGTTGTTATCAGATATATTCTTATGCCTTCACCAAAGAGAAAATGGCAGTTAGATATACTAGCCATTGATGGGATTAAAGAATATAAAGTTCCAAAGAAGGGTACTGATATTGAAAGGGAGCTTTGGGATATGGCAAACCAGACTATTATTAGATTTGAAGATATAGACGGAAAAACCTATGATAATAGAAAAACAGGGTCAGATGATAGAGGGGTTATAGTAGAAGATATACAAACAATGCATCCTTTCTATGCTAACCCAGAAGAATATATTGTGAGGTTAAATTTAATAGAAGGATAATATGACTACTGAAGAATTAGAACAACAATTTAATGGACACTTACATAGTGGGACAGATACTAAGAAAGTTGCGCTAGGAAGCATTGATGGTGTTATTAACTATGGTTCTACTGTACCAGCATATAGTCCATCGTCAGTTCAAGACCAAATATATATGTATCTAAGTGGTTCTACAAAAAGGCTATATATTTATGATTTTATATTGGGAGCATGGAATTATATAAGTATAAATGATGGGGTAACAACTGAAACTGGGGCTGGATGGTATGGAAATGGTCAGGATGGTGATGTTACTATAAGTGGTGCAACTTCTTTAACAAGAGATATGTATTATAATGACTTGACTATAGATGCTTCTCAGGTCCTTTCGCCAGCTGGTTATAAAATATTTGTGAAGGGGACATTAACTGTAAATGGTACTATCCAAAACAACGGTGGTAATGGTGGTAATGGTGGTAATGGCAACACTGGTGGTGCTGGGGGTACAGCTGGGTCGGCTGGAGCGGCTTCATCTGGTGGAACGCTACCTGCTGGGTTAATAGGTGTTGTTGGTGGTGTTGGTGGTGCTGGGCATAGTGATTTAATGACTAATGGTAATCCAGGTGTTGCAGGTCCCAATGGTACAGCATCTTCTCAAAATATATTAGGAGTAGGTCTAGCTGGTTCTAAAGCCCATTATGGAGGAGTAGCTGGGGTGTCTGGTGGTGGTAATAATAGTGGCGGTTCAGGTTCTAATGCTGGTGCCGCTGGCACGGCTGCTACTGCTACTGCTTTTCCATATACAATAAACCATGCTGTAAATTTAACTACTTATCAGGTTAGGGCGGGTTCTGCTGGGGGAGGTGGTGGAGGCGGAGGAGCTGTTTATCATGATTATAATGCACAGAGTGGTTCTGGCGGTGGTGGAGGAGGCTCTGGCGGTTGTGGTGGCAATATTTTAATATGTGCAAAAACAATAAGTATATCAGCGACTGGTATTGTCCAATCACTCGGTGGCAACGGTGGAACTGGTGGGAACGGCGCAGCGGGTTCTGGAAGTGAGGGTTCTGATACTGGTGCTGGTGGTGGTGAAGGTGGCCATGGTGGTAGCGGTGGTTCGGCTGGTGGTATATTTATATTTTCAGACGATATAACAGTTATAGCAAGTGGTATTGTTAGGAGTAATGGTGGCAACGGTGGAACTGGTGGAAATGGAGGTAATGGTCATGCTTATGGAACATTAGATTTTGGTGGTGGTGGGGATGGTGGAGATGGTGGTAAGTCTGGGCATGGTGGATTATTAGTTATAGGATATTTTAATACATATACAAATGGGGGTACAGTACAGGCTAGTGCGGGAACAGGTGGGACAGCAGGAACTAAGGGTGTTGGCGATGGTCCAACTGGAGATGCTTATAGTTCAAATGGTACAGCGGGTACAGCTGGTTCAGCTGGTACAGTAATATCAACTAAATATTAATATGCCAGAAAGTATTGTAGCCACAATTAAATCAGACGATGTACCATTGCAACAGGATAGGGTTTCCCCTACTGATAGCCATATAATGGACGAGATTAAAACTACTCCTAGAGAATTTGAATTATTAAACAGAAGACCCTTTTTATCAGAAGTATATAAGTTAGACTGGGATAATATGAACGACCAGACAGATGCTTTTAAATTAAAAACCAAAACAGAATCTATTAATAACTGGATAATGTCAGACTTAATTAGGAAAAACTTAAAAGATGAATTAAATTCATACAAGGCTCTTCTTAATGACCTAGAATATAAATCTGATTGCTACCCTACCGAAAAAGTAGATTCAAAGATTAAAAAACTTTATCACTATATAAAAAATTATAGTAAGATGAAGGAAATAAATAAGAGATTAAAAGGAGATTCAATATAATGGGAAACGAATTTAAACCAACACAATTAGCCGAACAAAATATAGCCAATTTAGGTATGGACCCATTAACTGACCCACCAATTCCTTATCGTGGTATGCTTTATTGGAACGGGACAGCATGGGTAAGGTGGGGTGGGGGAGATATGTTTGGATTAGTCCCCTCTGCCTATGATTATGTTGACCTTGACTATGATGGTTCAAATAGAATGACCAGTGCAGTTTTTAAAACAGGAGGTTCTACGGGGACTACCGTGGCTACTCTTACTATTACTTATGTAGGGGCAACAACAAATATAGATACCGTAACAAAAGTATAGATGAAACTTTTATTTAACCCACTTACCTCAAATTTTGATTATGTTGTCAGTAGTCATACTGATATACCTGATATTGCCACAACTTTTGAAGCATTAGCAAATAAAGTTACTTCAATATCTGGGGCATCAACAGATATTCAATATCCATCAGCAAAACTTTTATATGACCAACTCGCAGGCAAACAAGCACAACTAAATGGGACTGGTTTTGTAAAAGCATCGGGGACTACTATATCTTATGATAATTCTACATATTTAACTTCATTGTCAGGTGCAGTTTTAACAGACCAGACATCACCACAAACAGTAGGGCTAACAGGAGCTAGGTTAGCAATGTTATGGGTAACAGATATAACTTGCACTAACGCTATATCTGGTTCGGTGACAGGAAACGCAGGGACAGTAACTAACGCAACTCTCACTACTGCCTTAACTGTAAATACAGGGACATTAACATTAACAGCAAATGTTTTAAATAATTCAGTGCTAACAATAGGTGCTGGAGCGGTTTCTGTGTCAGGTGCGAATACAGGCGACCAAACCACAATGGGAGCCATCTCAGACACTAAGGCAAACTTTAACACAGCCTGTTCTGATGGTAATTTCTTATTCTCAGGCGATGCCCCAACGGCACACGCTGCTAGTCACGCAGTAGGTGCTGCCGACACAGTATTCCCAGCAGACCCAGGTGCAGATAAGTTTCTTATGTGGGATGATGACCCAGGTGCTTTAGTATGGGCAGATGGGGTTACTGTTCACGACTTACTTTCAGCAACACACGGGGACACCACCGCATCTGCTGTAGCAAGAGGAGATATAATAGTGGGAACTGGAGCAACTCCTAAATGGGACAATCTAGCTATTGGAACATCTGGTAAGGTTTTAATAAGCGATGGGACTGATGCTGGGTGGAGCGCGAGTGCGCTGGGAACCGCTGCCTACGCCGCAACGGGTGACTTTCTAGCAGTTGCTGGGAAAGCTGCTGATTCAGATTTATTAGACGGTCACGATACTGCATATTTTCAAACAGCTTTAACTTTTGGGATAGCCGATACAAACAAGGTTCAAATAAATGCTGCCGATGTAGCGGATAATGACTACGCAAGATTTACAGCAACAGGATTAGAAGGTAGGAGTTATTCAGAGGTTCTTTCAGATATAGGCGCGGAACCAGCAAAAGGAGTAGATGATAATTATGTTACAGATGCACAACTCGTTATAATAGGGAATACGAGCGGGGCTAATACAGGGGATAACGCAGCTAATAGTTCTACTATGTATATTGGGACAACTCAGGTTGCACTAAATAGAGCGTCCGCCACATTGGTTCTTACTGGCATTACCTCTATTGATGGATTATCAGCAACAGCAACAAAATTAGCAACAGCAAGGGCTATTAACGGGGTAGATTTCGATGGTACTGCTGCTATAAATATACCAAGTTTGAATTGGACAGCAGTAACCTCAAACGGAAACCTAGCGGTAGATACAGGAACTTTAGCAAACAAAGGAACATTGCTAGAACTTACACTACCAACAACAGTAGCGGTAGGTAAGGTAATAAGGGTAGCGGGTATGAACGCTGGACTTTTCAAAATAGTGCAAAGCGCTAATCAATATATCAAGTTTGGAAATGTAGCAACAACAACAGGAGCGGGAGGATATTTAGCCTCAACTTTAGCTTATGACTGTGTAGAATTAGTTTGTATAGTAGCAGATGTGGGGTTTGTGGTCGTATCAAGTATGGGGTCAATAACAGTAGCTTAAATATATGTCAACATTAGTAGCATCAAATACAACTGGTTCATCACAAAATAATCTGGGAGATGCTTATATTGGCGAGTCACAATCTTTTAATGGAACAGGTATTAACATATATAGTGCATCTTTTAATGTTAAAAAAGTGGGTACCCCAACAGGTAATGCGTATATAAAACTATATACACACTCAGGAACATTTGGGACATCATCAGTGCCAGGAGTATTGCTAACCACATCAGACGCAATAGATGTTAGTACAATAGGAACATCTGATTTTGAAGATAAGTCGGCATTATTTACACTACTCAATAGGTATTTTTTGGTAAACGGTACACACTATTGTATAGCGATAGAATATGACGGAGGCGATGTTGACAATTATTTAAATGTAAGATTTAGTTCCACGAGTGTATGTGATGGTAATTATGCGAGAAAGTCATCTGGGAGTTGGGCTGCAAGTGCAGACAGGGATTATAAATTTGCAGTATATGGTGAACAAGTACCACCGACAATAACAGGGGTTTCAACTATTCAAGGAATAAATACTATTCAATTATAAATATGAAAAACAGTGCAGTAAATTTAGACATCACAAACAACGCAGACGGATTTGACATTAGTGGCGGGACGACAGTAAGAAAACTAACGCTTTCTGGCGCTAATATTGCGATGGTTGGTTCAGGAACTAATGTTTATACATTTCCTGCGGCAACCTGTACACTAGCTAGTACGACATCCCCTACTTTTGCAACTTCAATTACTGGTAGTTATTTAACCGCTAGTGAAATTTTAATTACCGATGGAAGTAAAAATATAGTTTCTGCTCCTGTGGCGACTTATCCATCTCTCACAGAATTAAGTTATGTTAAGGGATTAAGTAGTGCAATCCAAACTCAATTAGGTGGCAAAGCCGCTACTGCCCAAACATTTTATATAGGCACAACACAAGTAGCTATTAACAGAGCCAGTGCCGCACTAACTTTAGCTGGGATAACTTTAACAACACCAGATATAGGAGCAGCAACTGGTACATCTTTATCTCTTACTGGTGCTGATTTATTATTAGGTCTAAATACAACTTCTGCCACTGGTAATCCTTATATGTCTTTTTCACAAGATGCGACTAGACGCAGTTATATCCAACACGTTGATACAGGAGATAATTTAGTGATGGCGTCAGAATACGGTTGTATTTCGTTTTGGCCTGGTTCCGCGGGAACAGAGGCGGAAGAGATGAGGGTAATAGTTGGAGGGGTTGGATTCGGGGGTGAAACTACTCCAGCAAGAGATGTTGATGTCTTATGTAGCACATCTGATGGTGGGATTCAAATAACAGACGGCACAAACTTTTTAGGATTTTTAAAAAGAGACAGTTCAAACGACAGTGGTCAGATGGCTTTATATGATACAAATGCACTAAAAGTTAATTTACTTGGTGCTGGGGTGAATCTTTTTAACAACGGCACACCAGCGAGGATGGCAGATGGGGTTAAAATAGGTGCAGACTCTACAAATAATCACATAGACGATGCCTCAAGCGGCGCTGGTTCAGCTACTTTATATATTGGCAATAAAACCATTGATACAACAGCAGTTTCAACACTAGAGGTTAAAAAGAACATTATAGATAGTGGCACATTATTAGATAAAATATCCCAACTAAGAGTGGTAGATTTTAATTATAAGAAAGCATTTGATGAAGATGATAAGACGCAACACAAAGGGATGATTGCCGAAGAATTTGAACTGTTATTACCAGAACTTGTTAATCAACCAGATTATCAAGAAATACCATACGAATATAAGGATGATAAAGGAAATGTAACGGAGGTAGCAACCAAGACGGTTGGTAGCCCACATAAGAGTATTAGATATAAAGATATGATTCCTTATTTAGTTAAAGCAATACAGGAATTAAAGGAGGAAATAAATATATTGAAAAAGGGGTGATGTAAATGTTTTGTTGGGATTGCTGGAGATTAATGAGGAAGTATTATTCGCCTTACTTCGGTGGAGAAATCCACGAGTGCGACAAATGTCATTTGACAATCAAAAGGAGGACAAATGAGCATCAAAAAAATAGGTATGAAATATACAAATCAAGAACTTCCGAGCAAGGACATCCAATTGAGCCATACACGAAGCAAGTGGCGGAAAAGAATCCCCCCAAAGAAAAACGTTCCAAACAAAGCAGTAAGAGTAAAGCAGAGGTTGTGGAACGAAGTATTACAAGAAGCATTTTCGGATAGGGAGGTGTAGTGTGTTATGCCCCGACTGTCAAGTAGAACTTCAACAATTTAAAACTACGGTTGAAAGAATCGTGGTTTACATCTGCCCTAAGTGTAAAAGAGTTTTTTACATGAAAGGTGGAATCTTCAAACCCATTAGGAAGGGGGTAACTCCTTCCTAGAATTTTAAAAATAAAACTTAATTATATGCCAATAATATTTAATAAGGACAAATCAGTGTTTTTACAGGAGTATAACCTCATCTTTACAATAGAGGAGGATATTAGTATAATACAAAAACAGGGGGTCAGAGTAATACAGGTAACCCCTGAAATATTAATGCGAATCAAGGAGGTAATACAATAATGGATTTAAACACAATGAAGGAAATAGCATCATTTGGAGGAACAGGAGTAGCAATATTCCTAGCTTATGTATTATGGCAACAAGTACAGGCTACTATGAAATTAATGGGCAATCATTTGAATCACAATACAAAAGCTCTTACTAAATTAGAGTGTGCAATACAAAAACTTTGTAAGCGAATAAAATGATACTTTTTAATATAGGAATAACAACAATTATGCTCTTGAGCGTTTATATATAAAGATATTATTAAACCAAAAATATGAGCGATGATATAATGTTAATCAAAGTTGTTGAAAAATACGATTGGAACATACTAGATATGGCTCGTGAGATTCAGCGACAGGAGAATATGATAGAACATCTTGCAGATAAGATGCAGGACCAAAAAAAAGAAATTAAAGAATTAGAAATAGAGGAGGAGAAAAAAAATGTTAAAACCAAATAGCAATGACGGTGTTTTGCACCGAGAACCAGACCCAACGGACTGGCTGGCTGGTGCGATAGACCTCAAAGAAGTATGCGATGACTGGACACCTTACTTACCAGCAGATGAGAAACAAGTATTTAAAAACTTTGATTCGATGGCCTGTGTTAGTTTTAGCGCAATCAACGCAATAGAAACACAATTGAACTTTCTTATCAAAACGGGGCGTATGAGTGTCGGGAACATTGAGTGGCTCAATGATAACAGATACCTTAAAAATGGACTGGTGGAGCTTTCAGACCGCTTTACAGCGAAGATGAGTGGAACTACCAAACAAGGTAATTATATGACAGCAGTCTGGGATTCAATTCGTAATGATGGGGTAATCCCCGATAGTGATGCTCCTGCAAATGAAGATTTTAAATGGGAAGATTATTATTGTGAAATGCCACAAGAACTGAAGAATAAAGGAAAAGAGTTTACTAATAGGTTTGAGGTACAATATGAGTGGATATTTTGGAATAATTCAACTATTAATATAAACCTACTTAGAAATCACATAAAACAAGCACCTATTCAAATAGCTACTCTGGTATGCCCGACTTGGAATACAGGCGATGTAAAGGCTTGTGGTTGTGGTGGTGGGCATGCACACATAATTTATAAGATAGATGATGCTTATAGAGATTTTGACAGCTATCCTCCTTACAGAAAAAAACTATCCTCAGATTATTGTATCCCTTCGGCTATGAAAGCGGTTATTACTGAAAGGGCTTTATCAAAGGAAGAAATAGCCGCAGGACTTCAACGGGTGTTGTTAGAACCCATACCAATGTTCAACCCTAAATTTGGTGTAGGTTATCCAGGAGGTAGGGTAAATTGGGCTTTAGCTCACAGAAGAAATATATATAATTTATATATAACTTTATTAAAAAGAATCCCAGCGCCACAGGAGGTCGATTGGTGGTTGTGTCGAACAGCAAATATAGATACAATAACTAGGGATATAAAAGCGTCAGTAGAATATCAGTCAAAAAATTAATATGAAAAAAATTATAAAAAAAATACCAAACAATATAAAAACGATGCTCTGGAACTTTCTTTATCTGTTTCTAGCATTAGTGGTAAATTTCGCAATAGACAATCTAGCAAACTTCAAAATACCAGTAGCTTATGCAGCGTCGGTAGCAATTGTGTTGTCTGCAATATCAAAATATTTAGCAACTAAAAATAAAAAATAACCATGGCAACAGTAAAAAGACCAGCCTCTAGGTTGAAGGCATACACTCTTGGTAATTATGTGAAGGGTGCTATTAAGACTACCCCACAAGGGAAACCAATTCAAGGTGTAAAAAAACTCCCTCCACCACCAAATATGACGACATTAAAAAACTGCATTAAAACAAAGAAATGTTAAAAACAATTAATAATTTCATTAAATTACTGCAAAACATAGTTTATGCTCCCCTAAAAGCTCTTATAATCGTCTGTATGGCGTTTTTATTGTGGAGTGGACGTGAGATACCTTCAAGTTGGGAAAACTTCATACTTGATATACTCGATGCAACTAAAAATAGCGAAGATGACGATGAGCCAGTTAATATTTCATTATCTGCCCAATAATATCTTTGCTATTTCTAATTCCTCTTTTGCTTTTATATATTCCATCCCAGTGGGGGTAGATAATGCTTCCATTTCTCTTAACTTTTCCGTGCTTTGGTCAGACTTACAATATCTTTTAGCAAAGTCTGAATATTTAGTAGCATAATTATCTATTATTCTCTGGTCGAATAGTAAACTCTGTTCTGGGTCTTTCTTGTCCATAATATACCTCCGCTTTTATTTTTCTAACTTGGTTATCATTATTTATAATTTTTGAATACTGAATACCATCTATTAAACTTTTTAATAAATTATCTAGGTCACACTTCTGATTCCCTTGCCTATAAAAAGAAGCCTCAACTTCTACAATACTATCACCTAGAGGCTTCATCTTACTTGCGATAATACTCCAAGCGATAGCTTGTTGATAATCAAGACTCTTCCTAGACTTAGGATTCCACTTAGACCTGATATTCATCCTAAATTGTGGTACTGGTTGTCCCTCTACAATTATTGCCATATAATTCCAGCTATAAAACCAAGAATAAAAGTAATTAGAGATGATATAGATATAGCTACAATCTCTGACTTACTTAATTTTCTCATAGTTAATCTTTTGCTTAACATAATTTTATTTTATTAATATTATTCAGCTAATACTTCGTCATCATAACTAGGCTCAGGTGGAAAGTTGGGGTCATCAAAATCATCAGGGTCTAGCTCATCTGGTTCTGGGTTAATCTTTTCTATCTCTTCTCCGTTGTTCCCAAGCTCTTCTTCTCCATCATCTCTTTCTGAATTATTGTCTGTCTCCTCATCCTCTTCCACTCTAACATCGCCTTGCTCTCCAATATCTTCTCCATTTGAGACATTGACCTCCCCTGTTGTATTATCTTCCCTTTCACCATCCCCCAATATTGGTTCAATTTCCTTGGGTCCATCACTTTGAATAGTGCCATTATTTAGTTCCTCCACGTTAGTATTATTTTTTAGTTGTTCTTCCATAAATTCTATAAAACCATCCCCTAGTTTGTTCGCTAACTCTCTGGTATAAATATCAAATACCTCCCCAAAATCAAAACCAGGCGCTAACTCCCTAGTAGAAGTTTCAATAAAATGCTGCTTAAACTTTTCCATTTTTATTTTTCTCCACTTTACTTATAAATAATATTTTTGTTTCTAAATCACAAACCATTTTAACCTCATCTCCCTGCTTCAGTCCCATACGAAATACTGCTAATTCTGGTATAGTTACCCGTAGTGAGTTAGAAGATTTGTGTATTTTGAATACTTTTCTTATATTTTCTGTTCTTTTTATTCTCATAATTAATAATTTATTAATCCTTCCTTCCTTAACATATCCTTATAGGTTATTACTTCTATCTTAGCGTTTATTCTTGGTCTGTTACAATCGGTTTGTGGGTTAATTACCCTGCTTCTGGTTCTCCACTTATCAGTCAGGCTGTCTGGTTTCCACCAATAATATTTTATATCCTTTATTATTAAATCAGGCTCTCCGTGTATTGTCATTATTAGATTTCTGTACCTTATCTTTTTTGGGTTTTCGATGACTGGTATCCCTACTTTGTTATGGGTGAATATATCAGTTGTATAAGTCATTTTGTTTATTTATTTATTTTTTACCACAATTAGCCGAACAGCCCATAAACCCATCCTGCATCTCCCCTGGTTTCCAAGGGTTTTCTCTTGGTTCTTTAAATACTATCCACCTCTTCGGAGCCCCACATTTAGCGCAAAATTGCGCCCCTGTGTTTGGTGGTGGTGGTGTTGCTGAATAAGGTGGGGCCACCTGTTCTCTTTCTGGGTTGGTTACAAAAGGGACCTCTTCTTTTGGTGCAAAAATTGCGCCCATCTTTGTATGAAGTAATTTTAAATCTGAAACTGCTTCTTCTAATTTTGTTCTGTCTGGCTCATACACATTAATTAAGACTTCTCCCACTTTCATAGAAAGCTGTATTCCAATATCCATTTTAAAATCTCCTATTCCCTATATCTATTAATACTGCTAGAAATATACCGACCGTTATTCCTATACCTAAAAACAAAATCATTATTGTTGTTTCTTGCATATATTTATTTTATTTATATTTTTCTGTTGAAAACCAATGTAATGGGAGAAAAACCTGTAACCCATGGCGCACTTTATCATATTGTTTTATTTCTGCTTTGTTACTAACTTGAAATTTTTTGCCTATAACTTCTCCAAAATTAACAAAATCTACCATTTCGCCATAATGTGACACTGGACAGGTATAACAAACTCCCTCCTCTTCCTCATATATTTTTATAATATCACAATTGGGAACTATTGAATTAACTAAAATACCATAATCTAGCCCCCAACTATTACTCTTTCTAAATAAGTGCTTTGATTTTTTAACATATTTAGAAAATATATTATCATCTATCCTGCCGACAGTCTGTTTCTTCCCATGATAGATGTGTAATTCATAGTGATAGCGTGGGTTGTCCATATTGTTCTCCTGTTGTATTTAATTGCTCTATTGTTTTATCTTTGAGGGGTTAAATTATTTTAGTTTTAGATATTTGCTAATAACCCTGATTGATGTGCTAATTCCGTGTGCTTCAAACTCCCCATTTTTATCATCTATGCCGACATATTCTGCCACATATTGCATAGCGTGAGATATTTCGTGTGCGAAGGTTGCCAATGCCACATAATAATCCAACGTTGAGTCTATTACTACAAGTGGGTGTTTATCTGGATAGCAGTTAAAAGTAAGTCCTCTTTTGTTCGCAAAGTCTTTTTCTATTGTCTTTTCTCCAACTCCAACATATTTTGATGTTGGTTTTATTAGTTCTTTCGGTGTTCCTAAATAAACTATTATTCCGTACTCTTCTGTAAAAACTGGTATTTTTATTATCTTCATTTGTTTCATTATTACTTGGTAATTCCTCTTATTTGCTATTGTTTATCTGTTAGCCATTCTTTTTACTTTTCCTAGTAGTTATTATCTAAAGAGATTTATTGGATAGTTTTAATATAATGAGCCATTCCAATAATCATTTTTCTCTCAATATCATCTGCCTCTGGGTAAGATATTTCGCTATCCAACATTTCAAATACCACATCATCATTCTTTGTTACTTGAAAAACCCACTCTCTTTTATCACAATCTTTTTCATAACAATCATCATCTGTTTTGTGGCTCTTTATCGGACACCTTGTAACCTCATATCCGAAATAAAATGATAAATCACCAGCAGAAGCTCCGACATAATCATCTGAACCATATACGGAAACTTTATTGCCCGACTCATATTCTTCTCTTTCTGCTATTTTCCTTTGGTGGTTAAGATTGGATATCCTATCTTTAATTTGTTTTACATCTCCTTGTGGAGTTTGTGGGTCGTCTAATTTTTCTTCCAATATTTCAATTTCATTTTTTAATTCTTTTGATTTCATACTTTATATTTAATTATTATTGGGTAATGAGTGTACAATTATTCCTTTATCAATAGCCGTATCTCGTTCTTTTCTACATTTTTCGTGTATAAGCCTCAAATTATGCAAATAATTATTTCCGCCTTTTTTTACTGGCACAATATGGTCTATCGTCGCATCGCTGAAATTCATTGGCTCATTGCACCAGAAACATTTATTTCCTTTTTTTCTGAATAAGGTAGATTTTATCTGTTTTTTGTTGTTAAAAAAACTACTTCCAATCCTTTTTCTTCTAATCTTGTTTATCTCTTTTGCATAACATTTCCTTCGGTATTTCTGGTCAAACAAATATCTGATTCCATACTTCCTTGCTTTGGTAATTCTCTTTATTAGTGTTTTTATTTTGTTTAACATAGTCTAAATTATTAGGTCAACGAAAGTTATTCTGGAAAGCTATTACTTTGTTTTAATTTAACCTAAATATTTCTGTATAACATTGTCTTTAGTGGCTGGAATTTTCCCTTCCATTACTCCTGCTGGGTATGATAGTTTCAGCTATCCGTCGGAGCACCACCAGTGTTATCTAATCATTCTTCTAAGCCACATTCTCCACGGACTATTTCTACAAAATATTCTACTTTCAAGCCATAATACCTTTCTCTTATAAATATTATCAGCAATTTTTCTATAGTTTGTTAGTTTCATCTTATCCTCCTATTAGTTATTTTATAATATCTACGCACTTGTCAAATCCAAATACTATACTATCTAATTCTTTCTTATTCTCTCCATAAAATCTGCTTCCTTTTTCTATTATTTCCTGTTTGGTTGACTTAATAGACTCTATCGCTTCTTCTTTTCCTGCTTTAATTCCTTTTAGGTAGTATTCTTGTAATAGTTTTGAGATAAAATCAGCACAGTCATTTATTGAGTGTCTTTCTATTAAAAATCCCTTTATCCTTTCTATCTCATTTAATTCATTGGTCATTTTTGTAATTGATTAGTTTGTTTATAATTGTAATTGCGTCTTTTTCTATCAAACCAAAGTCTAATTTATCATATTTAAAACTCTCAATATTTGTAGTAACTCCTGTTATGCAGTACTCTTCAGATATTTGAGATTTTAAGGCGTATGTTTTTACCCCTTTTTCGTGTTCCCACTCTATAATTTCTGCATAAACACCATCAACAATTTCTTTTTGCCAGAAACAATTACTTCCTTCGTCCAACATACCGTGTGCTGGATGCTTTTTCCATTTCTTTTCTTCATTAGTTGGTACACACTCACAACCACAACCCATTTCCAATCCATTACAGTGTTCATTGTCAAGTGTACATTTATTGCATTTTCCAGAACGAGGCATAAGTTTTGTAATCCTATCTACTTCGCTAGTTGGTTGGTTAGGTTTATAATAATAAGGATTAGCTTCAAAATATTCTTGTTGGTGTTTATCATCAGTTTCAATAATATACCCCTTTTCGTGTTCCGCAGTATCTTTAATAACCATATATTTTTTATTTTCTTGTTTCATTTTAGTATATTATTTTATCTTGATATTCTATCCCGAGTTCCATTGAACAAAGGAATAAGTAATCTGCGTGTATATATTTGGATTTTAACCCACCTGTTTTGCAAGTATGCGATATAAATTCTTTGCCAATACTTGTCATATCTAAAACCTTTACGGCTGTCATTTGACAGGCTTCACACTTACAAGAAGGTATCCTTTTACGATAAATAACTTTACCTATCCTATCCCTAAACCATTTATTTGAGTGTTTCATTGGTTTTATGTTAGTTGTTGTATAATATTCTTTTTCATATCTCTCTCCTTATCCTTTCTATTCGTTAATATATCCACCTTGTCGGCAAATTCATCTGATTCCTCCTTACTCATACCAGTCACCCCCTTATCTCTTATCATCCTAGCTAAACCAGATTGAGCAACCGCTTTAATAAAACGATATTCAATATGGTCTAGTTCTTCATCGTTGGGATAATTATCTATATTGGCTATTTCTTCACTTGTAAATTCTGTACCATCTCCCATTTTTACTCCTTTCTATAAAAGATAAATTAATATTTTCAGTTTTTCTACTTTCGGATTTTACTTTGAAAATTGCTCCAAAAAGCTCCTTAATGTGTACTCACCTGAGGTATCGGGGGCAGGCGACAAGTTAAAATCTGGCAATTTTGAAAACCAAATTAGTAAATCTCGCGCCCGCCCTTTAATATACCTCAACACCTACATCCGCATATTAAAATAGACTAACGGGGGGAGCTAAACAACCCGCTAATTTTAAAAAGTAACTATTTTAATATACAAAAAAGAGACGGTCTTTATACGAAAGCTACGAGCTCGCGCACAAAGAGGATATCCGCCTCTTTTTTATACACTAATATTTTTAAAATACCCTATTTTTTGACCGTCAATTTTATTTATATTATACGCTACAACTCAATCCTTCCCTAGTTTTTATTGCTTTTTTACAAAACTCTTTTAACTCTTCATATTTTTCTACAAAGTATTCTTGATTATGTTTTTCCATTAGTTTCAAATTATTTTCAAAAACAACTTCATTATCTGCCAACTGTTTTAAAAACTTTTTGACCGCTCCCGTTGGCAATATTCTCTCATTTTTGACTTCTATTGCGTTTTTTCTAACTAACTCCCACCACGATAAACCAAACTTCCACAATAGACTGCTATCATTATAGCTATCACGAAAATAACCTTTTGAATACATTAAGTCAAATATTCTAGTAACTTCTTCTTGCAATGCGGAATATTTTTCTTTCATTTCATTACTTCCTTTTTCCCATAATTCTGATTGTGTTCTATAACCCATTATTATCAAAGCATTATTTCTATTGTTACAAGCCTTTTTAAAATCACTTTCATATTTTTTCTTATTTTTTGTGTATTCACTCATTAAATATATATCTGCTCCCATTTTAAGCTCCTATTTTCTAATAGACGGCCAAAAAACAAGGTATTTTTATATATAACTGTAAGCGATGGGGATTCTAATTTTAGTTTGTAATGTATGTAGCCTCTAATTGTTGCGGTGATACTATTATCCCAAACCTCTCCTCATTTTCGGTCAAAAGATAATTTTTGTTATCCGTATCTATTCCCTTTATATGAGTAAAAATATATGGCTTTTCAAAGTGTACAATCCCCAATCTTATTACTTCTTTTTTTAAGTCATCTAAGCTTCTAGTTTCAAATAAGATTTTGTTTTTTGTTTTCAATGGTTTTAAGATAGAATATATCATAATATAGCTCCTTTTAATCCCCACCCTTTACAGTTATATATTATTTTAAAGTGCAATTAATAACTAATAAGAAAATACAGGTTTTTTAATTTATTTTTTTATATATCCCTTGTTTTTTAACTCTTTTAAAAACTCTTTTAATTTTATTCTATTACTAAAAATAGCAATATCATAAAATGGACTCCCATCATTATGTTTTTTAATCCCATCATAGTAATTGACTACTAACTTAGCACAACCTATTGCATACATAATATTATATGTTTTCATAATATAGCTCCTTTTTACCCTGTATTCTCTTATTAATTATTAAAGTGCTAGCAGTTTTATACTGCTAAACTAAAAACTCCTGTTGTTTTCATTAAATACATCTGATTATCTGCTTCTTTTAATACCTTCGCGGGATTTAATCCGCTTGCTAATCCTATTGATACACTAACCCCGCTATTGTATATACTGCGTGCCTTTGATTCTGCTTCCCCTTGTGTTTTAAATACGATTATAAACTCATCTCCGCCTATTCTATAGCTATTTAAACCCCGTAATTGACAAGCAAGGCTATTTATTAGAATATCCCCTTGTTCGTGCCCTAGATTGTCATTTGTCCATTTGAGCTTGTTTAAATCAAGCATAACAATAGAGATATTTGAATAATTATTTTTATCAGCTTCCCAACCATTGCGGTTTTTTATACCTGTTTGAGTATCAAACAAACCAAAAGTATTATAGAAGTCTTGGTCTCTTGTCTTGTAGATATATTGTAGCTTCTTGATAATTTGCATCTGTTTATATTAATCTGATAATTATTCATTAAACCTCCCCCTAAAACGTGGGAACGTTGCCCTGTCACCCTACGTACTTGACGTCAAACAGGCTAGGGGGAGGTTGTGGACTTATTTTTTAAAAAGTGTAGTTATCCACAGATTCTTTTTAACTTTAATCATTTTATCTTATATTTTTTTATTTGTCAATACTTATTTGTCAACAGGTTTAAAATGACTATAAAATAAGAAAAGTGTTGACAGTAAAATTAAAAAGAATATAATTTTGATATAAAAGTCGTTGAAATATCCACAAGTATAACGCCCGCAGTTTTCAACGACTCTGCGGGCTTTATATATTATATGATGTTTAAGACACCAATCAATAGACAACAAATTGATAATCTCTGTCTCGGAGACAAACAGGCGGGAGTAATACTGCGAGAATTGGTATTGAGAGCAAAAAGTGTTGAGGGTATAGCAACCCGCCCCGATGGTTCTACTATATTATTGAAGCGCGGAGAGTGTATTTGCGGGAGGCGAGAATTGGCTAAACTATTTATGAGTAGCCAAATGAAAATACGTGGAAAACTCGATTTTATCGAAAAAGTAGCCAAACAGATAACCAAACGGAGAGGTCAACAATGTAGCATAGTTAACATAATAAATTATGATGATATTGTAATTTTAACCAAATCAATAACCAATAGACAACCAAATGACAACCAAATGGATAACCACAAAGTAAGAGAGTATATTAGAGAGAATAATATATCTAATAATAAAGATAATAGTGTATTTATTAAGTATAATGATATTTATAAAGAATTTAATAAGAATAAAGATATTATATAATATTATTAGTAACGGGTATAAGTATATAGACTTTAATATACTATTATGTTATTATACTTCTTATAAGATATTATATATTATTATATATATATTATATATATTTATATTATATAATACTTAATTTAATATAATTAGTGTTAACCTAGTAGAAAAGAGTCAATGGTCTAGTACAGAAAAAAGACTGTATGCACAGAAATAACACAACACATAGGGTAGTCGTACAAGATATAATGTACGACATTAAATTAAGGGGGGTATTAACTTTCCAAAAGATTTTTATCTTAATAGACTTCTAATTTCAGATTCTAATTTTTAATATTCATAAGGTTCATAAAAAGATTCTATCTTTACAAATTTTTAAAAGTGTGCATAATTAAACTTATAAGAATTTAAACCTGTAAAAAGTGGGGAAAAACATGCCAATTTCAACAAATTTCAAAACAGGGGGAAAATATTTCCCAACAGTGAAGCAAAGAAAAGCTTACCAAAAGAAATTGCTCCTTAAAGATTTAAACATACTGGGAATTGTAGAATTTGCCAATGAGATATTGGGGGTTAGTTTGCATAAGAATCAGGCAAAGTGGCTTAGAGAATCCACGGATGACTCATACGAGATGAATATCTTGGTACCAAGTTATCGGTGGGGTAAGACATTTGCCATAGCGATTAAGCATATTTGGCATTGTTACTACAAGATTGGAATTTGGGATAAACAGGCGAGGAAGTTGAAGGATTATAACACGCTGAACTTAAGCCCGAAGTTGAGGCAGGTACAGGCTTGTTATAAATACATCTGGCAGATTTTAAACGAGGAACTGTGGTGGGAAGAACCTCTGAAACATGGGGCAAGGGAGTGGAGGAAGAATAAGTTGCATCCAGACATCAAAGGTTTTATTAAAAGCCCAACTAAACAGCCGATAGCCAAGTTAATGAGTCAGACCCCTATCATTTTTAAGAATAATTCAGTATTCAATTGCGCTCCAACTGGGGGGGATTTGGCAGCGGGGATTGCGGGGGCTGAGTTCCCGTATATCAGCTACGATGAGTGTGGGTTATCTGGGCATTTAGAGGAAGAATTAGGTACCAGAATTATGTCTCGTCAGATGGGCTGTGGAATAAACATTGACCTAGTTGGGACTCCTGATAGTGACTCTGAATCCTTCCCGTATTATCAGGGTTTAGTAAGTGATGGGCTAGAATTAAAGAACGATTGGCATGTTTTGATAGGTGTCTATGACGACAATAAGTTTATACCTAAGAAGACAAGAGATAAATTTAAACAAGCCATTTTAAAGAGTAATCCAGACAGCTACGCACAGACGATTGAGGGTAAATTTATAACTGGTGGTAGCCATTTAATACCACTAACGAACATTGAAAAAATGTTCAAGAAAAACACACGTTTATTTAAAAATGGATTTGAAGGGCACCAGTATGTGATTGGCTGCGACTGGGCGGCTAGCAAAGAACACACCTGTTTTGTCTGTATAGATTATACCGAGAGACCTTACAAGGTGGTGGATTTCTTCCGCTGTCGTGGTAATGATTTAACAACTGATGAGCAGATTGCCGTGCTGATTGAGATGAAAGGAAAATTTCAAGATGCCGATATTATAACTGATAGTAACGGACTCGGGGGTGCAATTATTGAGCAGAGACTTCAAGAGTATGATGCGGTGGGATTCAAGTTTGCGGTAGGGGATAAGGCAAAATTAATTCTGGCTTTGAAACTAGCTCTTTGCCACACCAATGAAGATGGCACAGAAGAAACAATTATTGAGTGTCCTGATTCTGACAGCACATCAGTACTTAAAAAAGAACTCATGATGTACACAGAAAAAGACCAGAGGAACCGCAGAAAGGATACAGTTATGGCACTCGCATTAGCGCTTTATTTTATACAAACACAAGAAGAAGACAATTTAGAAATAACCGATTATGATATTTTAGGAAATTATAGTCAACAAGGAGGAGAATATGGGAACTCAATCTTTGGACAAAGTAGCGGGCAAGGTATATGGGACTGATGTGGAAATTGCTAAAGACGATAATGCTACTTTAGCTGCAGTGGAAATAGCGGCTCGTTATGCCGAACTTGGTGATGAAGTAACTCAGAGAGTAAATAATTATCGTCTTTATGACGCTTTTTTTACGGGCGATAATCAGTGGTGTAAGAAGAATCGTCAGGTTGACCGTAATAAATTTACAATCAACATCTGCGAACCTACTTGTCGCAAATATGCTGCATTGCTAGCTGCTTCTTTTCCTAAAGTTAGCATCCCTCGCTTATCCGAAAATGACCCATTTTATGATATAATTACTCAGCGACAGGAGAACTTTGCAGCTGAGTTTAACCAAAGCGAAGCAAAAGAGAAGATTCTGCGCGAAGTTCTCTTTGATGACAACGACATAGACACTCTTTTTGCCAGCGCTAGTCTTACGGGTAGTTGGTCAGGGGATACAATTCTTTATGTTTATAGGGATAAAGAAAATAAAATACGCATACAAGAGATATTCCCTGGAGATTTTCGCGCCCGTTTTACAGATAATTCATTTTTAAATGTAGAATATGGCTTTGTTACCAAGGTAATGAGTTTGCGCAGCATAGAAAATATATTTAATTACAAAGCCATCGCTGATGCTCCTGGTCAGGACCTCAATTCTGGGGGAAGTCATCAGTACCCAGTGAACAATACCTTTGCTGACCTATGGAACTCTTCCAAATTACTCAAAAAAGACTATGCGGTAGTCAAATTTTACTATGATGATAAATATCATGCGGTCTTAATAAACAATAAACTGGTAAAAATAACAGGTACAAACAAATTAATTGTTGAACATGGCTTACCTCACACCCCTTTTTGGTGGATTCCTAACAAAAAACAGAGTTATCGCAATTGTGGAGAGTCTGATTTGAAACAAGTAATAGAAATACAGGAAGCTATTAACGTTGCCGTTTCTGATGAGGCGGATATTGTGAGTTTATTTGCAAATCCAAAGGTGATTGGCAAAGGATTAACCACAAAAGAGGTACAAGGACTAAGAATAAACAAAGGAAATCTGATTAAAATCAATGCTAAAGCCTCTCTTGACCCATTCCAGTTTAATACTCAAATTTATCCAGTGGAACAGCGCATCCAAAACCTTATGGACAAGTATCACATGGTTTCAGGGTTGCCACCTATCGCATTTGGAGCAGCACAGGGCTCTATTGTGACTGGAGTTGCGCTAACTGCACAGTTTGCACCGACACTACAGACCTTAAGAGCTAAAACCAATTTATGGAACTCAGCTTTGGTGAACCCAGAGCGTGGTCTTATCCCTTTTGTCTTAAAAGTCCTAGAAAAGTTTGGTGGTACCCACAAAGAAAGTGGAATTAAATATTCGGATATAATTAACAAGGATTATCACGTTAAATTACTCTGGGAAAACAGGGTACCAAAGGATGATTCAATTTATATCAACAATGAGTTACAAAAACTAGGCGCTCGCCTTCAATCTCGCATGACTACTATGTCAAATATTGGTTTAGATTCACCAGAAGACGAAATGAAGGTTATTGCATGGGAAGAGTTACATCCCTTCTACTCTCCTGAAAAGGAAATGCAGAGACAACAGATTATGGCTAATCTTCCAAAGGGGGCTGACGAAGAAATTGATGTAGCAGTTGCCGAAAATGTTAAGTTGGCTAGCGGGCAGGAACTGCCATCAACAGCAGGAAGCCCAGACGGGCACCTAGTCCACATCAAGGTTCATGCTAATGCACTAGATTCTGGAGCAATAACCGACTTTGAAATAATCAAGATTTTTGATAAGCACATAGCAGGTCACGAGACAGCGTCTCAATCCCCAGGTAATACTGGGCAGGGTCCTACTATGGGAGGAACAGAAGGAGAAGTTGGTCAAACCCCTGCTGGGGCTGGTGCCCTAGAAGCTCAGCTCCCAGGGGCTGTGACTGGTAGAAGTTTAGGAAGACCACCAGTGACGGGCGAAGAAGGCAGTGGGGCAGGAGCCAGTATGGTAGGTGGTCTTGGAGGGATGATGTAATATGGCAACCCAAATATTAAAACAACATATCGGAGCAGGGCAGGATATACCAGAAGAATCTGGTGGTGTTGCTATTAATGTTTGGAATCTTTTAAACAATGCCAAATATCAAGAGAGTACTGTTAAAACCTATGAAGACCAAATCCAATTACAGAAATATCTTAATGGTGAAATTACTTATGACCAGATGAACCAGTACATTAAGAATAGACAGTTAGAAAATATTTCACAGGAAACTAAATTAGACTTACTTAAGATGACTGGTACTATGCAAAAAGAAAAGGCTGGAGAAAAAGCTGACCAAGACCAGTTGATGATAAACAAATTTAAGGCAGGTGAAGTTGGATATGATGAGGTAAAAAATTACTTTGGTGCTAGACAATTAGAAGCCACCACCCCAGAAGAAAAAGCATCGCTAGAAAATTATAGACTAACTGCACAGGAGACCAGCCAAAATTTAGAAGATAATTCTGCAATATTAAAAGTACAAAATGGCGAGTGGGGACTTAAAGACCTCAATGATTATCTTTCAACAAGGTTAGCCCAAGAAAAACCAGGGAGCGACCAATATATCCAATTGGAAGACGCTAAGAGAACAGCAGGCAATCAGTATCAGATAGCAGAAATAAATAGAAAATATAATTCTGGGGAAATAGATGAAATAGCGGCTATGCGGTCATACCAAGCTATGCAAGGGGGTATGAAACCAGACTCCAACGCCTTTGGTGATATTAACGATAGAATTATAACTTTAGCTACTAATGCTAAAAACAAATATGGTGATACAGTTAAAGCACAACTAGATGAGACCCTACAAAGATTGCAATATAATGCTGAAATAGCTAAAACAAATTACGACCAAGCGCCAGACGACCAAGCCATGAAAGATATTTATTACAAATCAGTTGATGCAGTAAACCAATTTAAATTAAAAATACCTGTTGCCACTTCCGAGGCACAAAATATAATTAATAAATCATTTACCCCAGACCAAATAGCGCAGTTGCAATCAACAACTACACAGGGAATAGCTAGTCAATTGGGGATACCAGTGACATCCGAAGGAAAGCTACAACAGCCTAGTTTAGCAACTCAGATTACTAACCCTGAACAATTAAAGTCAGCCCAAATTAGAGGTCTATATGATTCTGTTATGAATAGAAGTGCTAGGGGAGCATCAGTAAGTCAGGGAGAAATAGATTTCTGGATGGGACAAAACCTTCCTATTGAGGAAATAAGAAAACGCTTTATGGAATCACCAGAATATACAATTGCTCAGGCATGGAAACCAACTTTTGCAACCCAAAATGTTGCTACACCACCACCACCAGCAACAAATTATTCTAACCCAGTTATTAATACACCAGCAAATATACCAACAAACTATGGTCAAACACCACAAAATTTATATAATTCTAGTACGGGCGCTTTTGACCCAGCAAGTGGTATGTATAAGGGGTTAAGAGCACACAAAGATGATGCTGGAGTTTGGAGAGATTTCTATGACAAAGCAATACCAATGTAATATGAGGTAATAATGACATGGTACAAATTTTTCAAGAACCACAAATTAAACAAAGTAGTAAAGGTAATTTAGAAACAGGGTTCCAAGCACCTGATATTATTAGTATTGCTGCACAAGCTACTCAGAATAACGATTTGTGGGATAAGATAAAAGAACAAGAAAGGCAAATTGATTTGGCAAATGAGCAGGGGATACTTACTAACAAAGAAGCAGCGGCTCAAAAACAGAGTTTAGCCCAATCATATCTTTCTATGGGTGGCGATGCTTATCGTGCGGCAGGTCTTCAAATTAAAGCCCTTAATCTTGCTCAGCAAAAGAAAGAAAAAGGTGTAGCAACTGGTAGTGGAGGGGGGGATGGGGGTACTGGCGTGGCGACATCACTAGACACGCAAATAGCTCAGATAGAAGATGCTAAGATAGAATTAATTAATATGATTCCACAAGGAGTGCCTACAGTTGATTTCTGGGATACATACAAAAAACTAACTCTTATGGAAAAAGACCTAGTTATTAATTCTGGTTTATCAGCAGCTAAAAAAGGAAATGCTTTAGATTTTATTGAGGGTTATGGAGAATCAAACGCTGATTTAAATAGTCTAGGTAAAGCAGATAAATTACTCTATGGTGGTTCTTCTAAATCAAATGCACAGGATAGAGAATCTGATATATCGCTTATTGATAACAATAGAGATAACCAAGATTTTATAAATGACCTTATTTGGGTGGGCAAATTGAACTATCCAACTGGGAGTACATTTTTAGACGAAAAAAATCCAATAAAATTTGAGTTTATAACCAAAGATGCTTTGGCAAATTCTAAGAACGGTGGTAAATACAAACCAGCTAGAATCTTTGATGCAGAGGGAGGGGAACATCTTAATTATGTTTTTGAAGTTCAGGAAATAGATGACCCAACTGGAGCAACCGATAAGAAGGGAGACCCACTTAAAAAATATATGACATATCTGCCTGGCTCTGGGTTTAAAACTATTGATAAAGGAGAGTTTGACAATTGGGATATTAATAAGCAAAGAGAATTTTTACAGATAGGTAGCCCACCTGCTAACCAAACAGATGTTGACCAAGCTAGACAAGCAGATACTACTTTCCAAAAATCAATAAAAGCAGTTATGAACGTGGGTGCAAAGATTGCTGCAGGGGAAAGTGGACCTGGTAAATTAGAAACAATGCAAAGAAATATTGCCGCAAAAGTAAACCCAATGATTGAACAAGGATGGCAAGGATATACACAGGGATGGAAAGATTTAGGGGGGAAGATAATCGCTCCAGCAGTTAGTGCAATTAGTAAAAAAATAAATGAACAACCACTACCTTCACTTTATAAAAATGGTCTTCCAGGACAAAGAACATTACAGGAAAGTGGTGTTGTTGGTTTAGTACAAAAGGCAGGTAAGGCAGCATTAGGTGGAGTAAAAAACTTTTTAAAATTTTTAAAGGGAGGATAATATGGCATACGACCCATTTGCAAATCAAATTCAAGCTCAACAAACAAAACAGAAATCATCTGGTGTTAAGGGTTTATTTTTAAAAGCTCTTTCTTATCTCCAAAAACCGCAGGGAGCTCTTATTGGTATGGCCGAAGGACTATCTAAATCAGATGATGATTTATCTGGGGTACAGGGCATGGTAAGAGGTTGGAAAGAAAACAGAAATTTTTCTAATTTATATGAAACTGCTACTGGTAAAAATTATAAGGAGGCCAGTTTGGGTGTTAAGACAGCATCAACTATTGCAGATTTTGTGTTAGACCCAATTAATCTTGTTGGTGTTGGGGCAGTTGGCAAGGGTATAGCCAAGGGCGCGGGGCTTGTCTCTAAAACAATTAAGGAGGTTAAATTTATAGCACCAGTAATAGAAAAGGTAAATTCTCTACCAATCTTCAAACGTTTTGCTGAAATGTTTGTTCCTGGTTCTGGGTTACCAGTTGATTTTTATAAGAGTATTAGAAATCTGACTCATGAGAAGAATTTTAATATTGGTAAAGTAATCGATAGTGAATCAGCTTTTTGGAAGAAAGCGGCACTAAACGGTAACGATATGGATGAGCTTGTTAAATTCCTTGACCAGGGGATAGCACCAAAGTCTACTAAAGTGGCAGAAATAGGAGACCAGGTGAAAGGCGGTTTAGATGAAATTTTTGATGATTTGATAGAGAAGGGTTTAGCCAAGGAAGCCGACAGAAAAGAATTTTATTTTCCTCATAATTTTGAAGTGTATTTAAAAAAGACTCCTGAACAAATTGGTAAATTTAAACCAATTAAAAAACCAGCACCTGGATTTATGAAAGAAAGAGGCACAACATTAAGAAAAAATTTAGAAGCGGATTTTGCTGCTGGTAAAATTTCACAAGCAGAATTAGATATTGGGTTAAAGAAAGCAGCACAAGAAGGGGTTACTGGGATAAAAGTTGGTCCAGACTCTATACAGGGATGGGATAAAAATGCACCAGCCGTACTGGCTCGCTATAAGATTGGTGCTCTTAACACTGGTATAACAGATGATTTTATAAAATCAACCATGAGTAAGTTTGGTAAGAATACCGATGAAATGATTAATAAGTTTATAGACCCAGAAACAGGTGCTGTAGTTTATATGGACAATATGGGAAATAAATTTTCAGAAGTTGCTAGTAATATAGCTAAAGATGCTGAAACAGGAAAAGAATTATTGTTACCACAAAATGTAGCCAAAGAATTTAATCGCTTTATGTCGGGTAATACTGGTGGTATTTTTGGTAAGGGATATGATAAAGTGCTTAACACCTGGAAACTACTATCTACATCTGGATGGGGTATCCCCAATGTGGGCTATACAACTCGTAATGCTCTGGGCAATTTCTGGAATAATTATCTTGGTGGAGTTTTAAACCCAGTCCGTTATATGGATTCTGCTGCTTTACAGAAGTTAGCTAAAAGCGATGAGGTTTTGACAGGAAGATTAGGAAAATTAGCTGAACAATTAGGAACTGAATCCACTGGTAAAGCCGTTATGGAAAAATTAAATAAACTTGGAGCAACTGGGACTGGTTATTTTTATGGTGATATTAGCAAAACCATGGATAAACTAACTACAAATCCTACTAAGCTTAGAAAACTTATGGATGTTATGTATGATATACCCCGCAATATGAATAGTTCAATTGAAAATAACGCTAGATTAGCTCATATATTAGATAGATTAGGTAAGGGGGATGATGTAGAGAAGGCGGTATCCTCTATGGAAAAATACTTATTTGATTATACTGACCTAACGGATTTTGAAAATAAAGTAATGAAAAGAATAATCCCATTTTATGCATGGATGAGAAAGAATCTACCATTACAAATGGAAGCAATTGTTAAACAACCACAAAAGTTTAATGTGTTAGGTAAGGTAAAAACAGCGACTGCACAAGGGCAAGAAGTTGATATGAGAAATATGCCAGATTGGATGCAGGATACTTATATGATTCAAGTACCAGAATTTTTGAATAAAACAGGACAACCATTATTCTGGAACCCCTACATGCCGTTTCAAGATTTAGAAGACATAGGTGCTTCCAAACTATTACCTAGTTTAGTTGGTAGGTCATCACCAATAATTAAAATGCCATTTGAATTGCATTATAATAAGGATTCTTTCACTGGCCAACAAATTGTGCAAAAAAATAGTGATACAAAATTGGAGAAAGCACAAGATTATTGGAATTATTTTGCTGGTAAAATTAGACCATACAGGAGTTTTGAATCATTAACCAATGATGATAAGGATAAATTTTTAGAAACACTTTCTTTCTTTGGTTTCAAGGTATATAACCCGCAGGGAACTAGGTCAAAAAAATAACTATTGACAAGGATTGCAAAGTGTGCTACCTTAATAACATGAATAAAAGTAGGGAAAGCAAACTAATCTATGTTTTGGCAATACTGGGTGGATTAATCTATCTAGTTTTTGATTACCTAGATTGGTTTTGGTAAAATTAAATATTAACTTAACAGTCACTCAACAGATACCGAAAGGATTTGATTGAGGATTGGAAAGGGAAAAAATATGTCAGAAGAGACAAAAGATGCCGTTCAATCTGGACAGGTAGCAGGTGAAAATCCAGCAGGTCAGTCAGCACCCGAAGCAGTTGACACAACAGATGGGTTCAAATTTACTGGAACCGAGTTCCAAAGCAAGTTTGATAAAGCAGTATCTGAAACAAGAAGGTTAGAGGTAGAAAATCAGAAGCTACAAGAACGATTATCTATGGCAGATAACCTAGAGGAAGTTGAGAAACGGCTGTCACAGGCTGATTCACTCCGTTCTCTGGCTGATGCCAAAGAGGCTCGTATCAAAATAGTTGCTGAGAAGTATCCAAACCTTCTTACCAACCTCGACTTAATTCCTTTGGGAACGACAGAAGAGATGGCAAGAGCTGCTAAAAAACTTTCCGAACTTGGTGGCGGGATTCTAAAAGATTCCGAGAAAAAACCAGAAGCAGAACCTTTGGGAGCAGTTCCAGGCGAAACTGGTCCTTCTGAGGGGACACCCGATGCTGAGACATTTGCAAAAATGCCTAGAGAACAGCGTGAGGGTTTATTAAAGAAATTGGGTTTATTCCAATAATTTAACAACTTAGACTGTTATCTTGCTAGTAGGGTCTTGAAAGGTCGAAATAACTAGGAGATAACAAAATGGCAACACCAGGAGAAAATACCACAGCGAGTAAGCTACAATACCTTGTACCTACTCACTGGGATTCAACCATGTTGGAGATGCTTAAAAAGCGTGTTGTACTTTGGGGCGTAGCAGATAAGAAACCTTTACCTAAAAATAGTGGTAACATTATAAAATGGTCAAGATTCTCACCTCTAGGTCCTGTAAATGCAGCCACTCAAGGGGCACAGCCAACAATGTTTGCACTTAGTGCGGTTAATGTAACAGCTACTTTAACTCAATTCACTGGACAAACTACCACATCTGATTTACTTGAAATGACAGCAGTCAATTCAGGTTTGATGAGTGACATAGTTGGTCAGTTATCTTATCAAGCAGCTTTGACTGTAGATAAGTATATCTGGCTTAACTTGTTAGGTTTGACAGCGGGCGGAGTTTCAGCGGTAGATTATATGATGCCAGCACCAGGGGCAATTCTAACTAATGGTGGTCTTAATGCTAAATTCTACAATACAGTTACTACTCTATCTGGTTTAGGAGCAACTCATGTACTTGACATTGCTGAAATCAATAGAAGTGTAGCGTATCTTGATAGTTTGGACGCAATGCC